CTTGTTAAAGGTGCTAACCTTCCCGCTTCAAATATTGCCCCAATCTCTGTTCCTTTCAGAGGCCGCGAACTGAAGATCGCTGGTGAGAGAACATTTGACACCTGGACTGTTACTGTCATTAACGATAGTAACTTCACTCTGCGTGATGCTTTTGAAAAGTGGATGAACCTCATTAACCGCGTTTCTGATAACGGTGGTGAAGTTGATCCTACTGTTTATCAACAGGAAGCATATGTTCACCAGTTGGGTCGTGCTCCAGTAACTAATGCTACTTCAGCACCAGTTCAAACTGGTAACACCATCCCCATTTTGCGTTCATACCATTTCCATGGTATTTTCCCAACTCAGGTTGCTCCAATCGAACTGTCTTACGATCAAAACAATGTGATCGAAGAGTTTGCGGTTGAGATGCAAGTTCAGTGGTGGGAAGCTCTGAATGCATCTGGCCAAGTTGTCGTAGGCTGATAAATAACCTCATAGGCAACGGTTTATAACATGGCTGGTAGATTATTTGGATTTTCAATCCAAGGGGCCAACGGCGATAATCTGCCTCCTTCAGCGGTTACTCCTGTTCCGCAGAATGAGGCAGATGCGTCGGATTACTACGTCAGTAGTGGTTTTTATGGTCAATATGTTGATATTGAAGGTGTCTTTCGTAACGAGTATGACCTTATCAAGAGATACAGAGAAATGTCTCTGCATCCAGAATGTGATGAGGCCATCGAAGACATCGTAAATGAAGCCATCGTTGCCGATCTCAACGACAGCCCAGTTGAGGTTGATCTGTCTAATCTGCAGGTAAGTGATTCTATTAAGAAGATCATTCGTGCAGAGTTCAAGTACATCAAGGATCTTCTAGATTTTGATAGTAAGGCCCACGAACTGTTCCGTAACTGGTACGTTGATGGTCGTCTTTACTATCATAAAGTAATTGATCTGAAGAATCCTGAGGCTGGTATTCAAGAACTTCGTTTTATTGACGCACTTAAGATCAAGTACGTTCGTAAACAAAAGAAGGAAGATAATAATATCAATAGCCCACTTGTAAGAAGTACTGACGAGATTCTTTCAAAAACTCCAGTTATTGAGGAGTATTTTGAATACAATCCAAATTCTGGAAAGTCTGGTCAAGGATACTTACCAACTCCAGCAGGTACAAAACAGGGTGCAGTTCGCATTGCAAAGGATGCAATCACATACTGTACTTCTGGTTTAGTAGACAGAAACAAGCATACAACTCTTTCTTGGTTGCATAAGGGTATCAAGGCCCTGAACCAACTGAGAATGATCGAAGATGCTCTGGTCATCTACCGTTTGTCTAGGGCTCCAGAACGTCGTATTTTCTATATTGACGTTGGTAATCTTCCGAAGGTAAAAGCAGAACAATACCTTCGTGAAGTCATGAACCGTTATCGTTCTAAACTTGTATATGATGCTAACACGGGTGAAGTTAGAGACGATAAGAAATTCATGTCAATGTTGGAAGACTTTTGGCTTCCACGCCGCGAGGGAGGGCGCGGTACAGAAATCTCTACCCTCCCTGGCGGGCAGAACTTAGGTGAAATCACTGATATTCAGTATTTCCAGAAGAAACTCTATAAGGCCTTGGGCGTGCCCGAAACCCGTCTCGGTGGAGAAGGTGGTTTCAACCTTGGCCGATCCTCAGAAATTCTCCGCGACGAACTTCGTTTTAACAAGTTTGTAGGTCGTCTTCGCAAGAGATTCTCTAACATGTTCCTTGACATGTTGAAGACTCAGTTACTTCTCAAGAACGTAATTGCTGCAGAAGATTGGCCTCATGTTGCGGAACATATTCAGTTTGATTACATTTATGATAATCACTTTGCAGAACTGAAGGAAGCGGAACTGTTCCAGAACCGCATGAACAACATGGCTATCGCAGAACCTTATATTGGTAAGTACTTCTCGCAGGATTACCTGCGTAGAAAGATTCTTCGTCAAACCGATGATGAGATTGTCGAACAGAACAAACTCATTGATGCGGAGATTGAGGCTGGATTATATCCAGATCCTGCCGCAGCTGCTGCAATGGATATGATGCAACAAGCTGCTGAAGTTGATGCAACTAATGCACAGACTGCAGCAACTTTAGATCCATCTATCGGTGCAGACAAGGATACTGCGGCCCCTGAAGGTGGGGAAATATAAATAATTTGTAGTGTATAAAAACACATAATGAACCCTACTGAATTGATTGATTTGGTGCTGCAAGATGCACCTGCTCATGAAATCTCTGATGGTATCAAAGATATTTTGATGCAGAAGTCAGCAGATCGTCTTGAAGCTGGAAGACCTGTCGTTGCGGCAGAGCTTTTTGGTGATGAAGAATTTGAAGATGAAGAAAGTGAAGTAACCGAAGACCCCACTGAGGAAGAGGATGGCCAGGATTAATTTAAAAGGTAGTGAGATTGACATTGCCGCTGGTGTTGGTAACAGCAGTGCAGTGAGTAATGCAACTCTCGTTCGTGTACTTAATCCAACTGGTACTGCTACCGTAGTACATGTCACTGATCCCACTGGGCTCAACGAATACTCGGGTATTGGATCTTTTACTCTTGGCGGTAACGCTGTTGAGTATGTGGAGAAACAACCCTCATACACCATTTACGGTGAAGCTGCAATTAAAGCAGTAAAAGTCGGATTCGCTGCAAACTAAAATGAAACTCATCAGAGAAGAAATCGAACAGGTAGAGGTTATCATCGAAGAACGCGATGGTAAAAAGAGCCTCTATATTGAAGGTGTATTCCTCCAAGGCGATATCAAAAATCGCAATGGAAGAATGTACCCTTGTTCTACTCTTGAAAGAGAGGTAAGTCGTTATAACGAAGCCTTTATTTCAAAGGGTCGTGCTCTTGGTGAACTCGGTCACCCTGAGGGTCCAACCGTAAACCTGGATCGCGTTTCCCATAAGATTGTTTCTCTGTGTCGTGAAGGTAACAACTTCATCGGCCGTGCTAAGGTTCTAAATACCCCAATGGGTAACATCGCAAAGTCCCTTCTTGATGAAGGTGTCAAACTCGGTGTTTCCTCTCGTGGTATTGGTTCCGTCAGCATGAACAATGAGGGTGTGAACGTTGTCGGTGAAGACTTTATGCTCGCCACTGCTGCTGATATCGTAGCAGATCCATCCGCTCCTGATGCTTTCGTTGATGGCATCATGGAAGGAAAAGATTGGGTCTGGGACGGTGGAATTCTCCGCGAAAGATATGCAGAGAAAACATATAAACAAATCAATACTCTTGTAGATTCCAGACAACTGCAAGAGAACAAGCTGAAGCTTTTCCAAAACTTCTTGGGAAGCCTTTAATTTATAAATAAAAACAGATTAACTACAATTATCTAAGTCTAATCGGAGAGTCCAAATGTCCCGTGGTAAGAATTTACAAGAAATGGAAGTAGGCACTGTTCAATCCAAGACTGCCGTTAACTCTGGTGCGAAGGGTGGAGATGCCATGCAAGGTATCCCTACCAGTGCCGTTCCCGGCCAAGCCATTGAAGACCTCGGCGGACCTACTCCCGAAAACTATCGTGCTGACGACGACAGCGCAAAACTGAAAGAGCCTCGTCTCTCTCATGTATCAAACGTCGTTAACGCTCGTGCTGGTAAAGCAGATCCCATGCAATCTGTCGGTAAAGAGGCCTCCTATGAGGAGACCGAAGTTCCTGGAGAAGAGCAACTGGATGAGTTTAGCCTTCCTAAGAGCACAACGATCATCCCTCCTAGTGGCGACAAAGCATACAGAATGGGTGGCGGAGACGCTGCCATGAAGAAGAAGGGTCAAACCCGCGATCAAGTGATCAGACAGGGTCAGAAAAATTATGTCCAGGCAAATCTGCCCAAAGGAAAAAGAGCTGGTATATCACTCGAAGCGGAGGAGTTTGACTTCGAAACTCCTGAGTATGATATCGACGAGGACATGACTGCTCTCTTCTCTGGTGAAGAACTCTCCGAGGAGTTCCAAGAGAAGGCCAAGACAATCTTCGAAGCTGCCAT